GCATGCGATCATATTTCAAGATGATCCTAAGATTGCCAGGTTAAGAATAAAAACCGCGGAGGGACACCAATTTATTCTTGATGATGCCAATGAGAGAATCTATGTATCTACTTCAAAGGGGAATACATGGTTAGAGCTAGATCAAGATGGGCACATGCACGTTTTTGCTGCAGAATCAATATCATTCAATTCTAACAGTGACATAAATTTTAGAGCTGCTAAAGATCTCAATCTTTACGCAGAAAAGAATATTAACATTAGAGCCAACACTGGAACACTAAAGATAGAGTCTGGGGATGATTTTCATATTAAATCTATAGGATCTATATTCCAAGAGGCCTGTAAAAATCTGTCGCTTTTGTCAGAAAATGAATTTATGCTTTCTTCTAATTCGTCGGTGGATATTTTTTCACAAGGATCGTTGGCAATGACCTCAAAGTCTTCTTTAGATTTAAAATCTACCGGTGCTCTCAAGATGTCAGCTAAACCATTACATTTTAATGGACCTGGCGCCAAATCTGCAAAGAAAGCCGAATGCGCTCAGCGCCCATCTAATCCTTCTATAATTCCAGACCATGAGCCGTGGAAAAGACCAGAGTCAAAAAACAAAAGAGGGCCTAATTGGAAAGAGTAAGCTGCCTGTTTTTGTAACATTAATAAATAAATGCATATAAATCAAAAGTAAATCTAACTATGTCAGCTAATTTATATAGAGGTTTTTCAACAATTAACTATTCTGGTTCAGGGGAATTTTCCTTGAAGGATATTGAGCTTGTAAAGAGAGATCTTCTCAATCACATATACACAGAAAAAGGAAGCCGAGTTATGATGCCAAACTTTGGCACTAGGATTCCATTGATGGTTTTTGAGCCAAATGACGCTCAGACCAGAGCTATTATAGAAGAAGATCTAAGGGAGGTTTTTGATTACGACCCCCGCGTAAGGTTAATTAATTTGTCGGTGCTGCAACTACCTGATAATAACGCAATTATTGCGTTGGCTGATTTACTTTACATAGAATTTAATGTAAAAGATGTTCTAAGGCTAGAATTTAAATCATAATCAAAATTAGAGAGACAATGACATGGCTATAAAAAACACATATGCGGCTGAATCTTGGGATAAAGTCTATACAGCATTTGAGCAGATAAACTTTACCTCGTATGATTATGACACAATAAAAGCTTCTTTAATTCAATATCTAAAAACATACTACCCAGAACAATTTAATGACTTCATTGAAAGCTCAGAGCTTATTGCAGTATTAGAATTATTTGCCTATATTGCTGAGTTATTAGCTTATAGAGTAGACGTCATGTCGCATGAGAATTTTATAACTACAGCTCAAAGAAAACAGTCAATACTTAAATTGGCTAAGCTTATCTCTTATAAGGCAGCAAGAAATATTCCGGCTAGGGGGTTAGCAAAAATTTCTTCTGTAAAAACGTCCGAGGAAGTATTTGATTCTCTAGGAAACAATTTAGCGAATACAACAGTATTTTGGAATGATACAAATAATTCTAACTGGAAGGAACAGTTCTTTCTAGTTTTTAACAAAATCCTTACTTCTAAATTTGGACAGCCATCTAAGTCATTCCAGATTGGTGATGTGCTAATGCAGCTTTACACATTCAAGAATGATGTGAATTCATTTAGAAATGGCGTTTTTTCATTCTCAACTAATAACACGTCGGAGCAATTGCTTTTAGAGGCTGTTCCTGCAGATATTGATGAAAATGGGCCGTTAGAAAGAGCCCCTGATACTAATGCTCAATTCAATTTAATTTATTCTGTAGATGGAAGAGGTGACGGATCTGATTTCACTGGATTTTTATTGTTTTTAAAGCAGGGAAATTTGTTAAGAACTGATTACTTAATATCAGAACAAGCGTCTAATAGAAGAATAGAGCTAGATGTTGAAAATGTGAACAATACTGACGTATGGGTTTATCGCGTTGACGAAAACAGCACAATCATAGAAAAGTGGGAACAAATTGAAACGCTAAATGAACAGAATCTTTATTTTAATGATGTGTCTTCAACAAGGAAAAAATTTGAAGTAGAGACTTTAGAGAATGACAGAATAGCGTTACATTTTGGAGATGGAGACCTCAGCGACTCCCCAGTAGGATCATTTCAGCTATGGTGTAGAACATCGGTTAATAGAGATATAACTATTCCAAAAAACTCTGTAGTTAATCAGCAGATGCAGTTTTTGTACACTAATTCCCAAAACAGCGTACACCAAGCTTTCATAACGTTTTCTTTAACTGCATCAATGCAAAACAATTCTACATCAGAAACAGCTGAACATATAAGACAATCTGCGCCGTCGACATACTACGCGCAAAATAGAATGGTGAACGCCCAAGATTACAACACATATATGCTTAAGGATACTAGCATCCTTAGGCTAAAAACAATTAACAGAACTTTTGCTGGTCAGCCCAAACATTTAGAGTGGAATGATGCATCTAGAAGATATGAGAACGTAAAGCTTTTTGGTGACGATTTAAGCATGTTCATAGACACAAACGTAGAATATACAGAAACGTCATTAAACACACAAGCGGTAATCGATAGTGTTCTTGAGAAAATTTTAAGCTCTAGGAACTTTTTAAGTGCACTTACACATGTATATTCAAATACACAAAAAACTTTAGGAATCGTTACTTACCCTAGAAGAAAGTTTATAAACAGCGTTGATATTGGAGTAACTGAGATAAATGATATTACTATCGCAATGGATGGTAATGACCAAGCAGCTCCACTTCAATATTTTGGTCTAAAATTCAATCCCATAAGGCTAGGTCATGGGAATGGCACAATTGAATTATATGATAAAAATGATGAAAAAGAAATTGCGCTTCAAAGTTGGAGGAAAAATAATTCAATAAGTGCGATGGGCCTAGACAGTTATGATGACTCTTGTCCAGCAGAGGGAATAGATTTCTATGATGATCGGACAGAAACATTAACTTTAGAAATGACAGGAGACGGAATTACGTTTTCTGTTATAAGCAATTTGCGTGGAAATTTACCTAACTATAAGTTAGTTGGAACAAGATGGACCCAACAGATTTCGTCACCGCTTCCTGTAGATTTTAAGATCAATGCAGGTAATGTCGATTTTATTGAAGGAGATTCTTTCATTATAGATATCAAAAAATATACAGAGTCTCAGATTCAGTCATATGGTCCGCGTTGGGGAGCTAATGTCAGAACTTTAAATGATGATAATACAAATAGATGTGTAAATGTAACAGGAAAGTGGGAAGTTTTAACTTCATCTATGTTAGATAATGAGGACTATAATTTGCAAAATGGTCCTAGCTCTGCAACAAGCATCATTGAATTTGATCCAGAAGATGAAGTTTCATCATGGATGTTTATTTTGAAAAATATCGGGACTGTGAATCAATCTAAATGGTCAATTTGGAGCAGAGACGTAAAGATAATAGTAGAGAGCAAAAACACTAAGTTCTGGTACAATCAATCAGACCAAATATTAGATTTTGAGACCAAGAAACCTGTTATTGATAAAATACGCGTTCTCAAATCTAACCTAGATTCATTAGGAAAACCGCTTATAAAGGCACACCTTTATGACGTTATTGGTTCAGTCTTTAATAGAGATGGTAGTATAAATTTTAACAGAGTTCAAGTAATACCTTCTGCATCAAGTGAAACAAGCGTAGGATCAAATACTATTAATGCAAATATAATGCAATTTGAGGAGTTTTCAGTTGGATCTTATGAATATTTTATTATTAATGAGCAGACTGGATTAGTAGAGAGATATTTGGACGACTGTGACTCGTATGAATATAGCGGTTACGACGTGGGATTATACGACGTAGGATCTTATGATTCTGGGGGTATAGTTGTTATGTCTGGTCCTGGCGCTGGCTCTTATGATTTCTTAACAAACAAATTTATTTCCGATCAAGTTAATAATATTGACAACATAGAAAATGTCCAATACCGTTTAGGCCGCAGAAAAAAGGTTCCTGCGTTAAGAACACCCTTCTCACAAGAATGTAACGTTGATGCTGGTTTGGATTTCATGTGGCAGCATTTTACACCTATGCATAACATGATAGATCCATCAACAACAAACATAAATGATATGTTCATACTAACAAATGGCTATTATACTGCTGTTCAAAATTATATAAATGGAAATTTATCATTTGAGCCAGAGCCACCTTCATCTGTTGAATTACGAACATCTTATGGAAGCTTATTAAAAGCAAAGATGATTTCTGACACCGTTGTTTTACATTCTGGTAAAATAAAACTTTTGTTTGGAAGTAAAGCACAGCAGAAACTTAGGGCTAAATTTAGAGTTGTGAAATCCCCGACTTCTTCATTTTCAGATGAAAGAATAAAGCAGGAGATTTTATCAGTTATCAATTCCTACTTTGATATTAAAAATTGGGACTTTGGTCAAAAGTTTTATGCAACTGAACTAATAGGGTTAATACATCAACGACTATCAACGCACATTCTATCAGTAGTGCTGGTTCCAATGGATCCTAATAGCAACTTTGGTTCACTTTTCACTATTGACTCTGGGTTTGACGAGATACTACAATCTGCAGCAACAATAACTGACATTGAAATGATAAGTGATATAACTCCACAGGCAATTAGACAGAAGTAAGATTTATTTTTTTACTTGATGTGATAAATAATGATTATTATCATCAATACATAAACACATATGTCAAATAATACAAAACTAGATCTAAGTAAATTCATTCGTTGGGCAGACACAACAAATAATGAATTTTTAAGCAACTTCGTTTCCACTATTTTTAATAGCTTTGTTTCTGAAGAAAATAATTACACAATAAGTGGAACGATAGGTCAACCTATCACTGGTTTAAGTCAAATTAAACAAGATACTTTTCATAGACAATTAAATGAAATAGATTGCGCTATATTGACTAATATTGGTTCTGAAGAAAAGGTACTAACCTTTGAGGACATTATTAACAGGTTTAAAATATTAGGCGTTGACCTAACTAATATTGGTTCTACATTAGAGGAAGAGGCATTCAACTTTGCTCCACCGATAAATGTAGACAAATTTATAAACTTCAAGGATTATTACTGGGTAAAGAATGAGCAGGGCGTGTCGAACGTCATGGGCTGGAATTCTTCATTAGATCCAGAATACTATGTAATGGAAAGAACTCCTGTACAATCAGATTGGAATGATTGGCAAAAGTCAAATAAGTGGCTTCACAAGGATAATGATCTTTTTAAGACGCAAGTCTATGACATAAATAACTGCATCCAGGCCAAGATGTCAATCATTGAATACTCTAGCGAGTTAGAGCTCAATAACAGGTTTGGTCCTACTGGTCCTATTGCTCCATCATTAAATTTAGCAGACAATAATTTTGTTCAGCAAAAAACACTAATTAATCAAGTTCCTTTATTCAACCTATATGTTGTAGATGGAACCCATGCTGGAATTGTTAGCTCAATATTCAAGTATAGTGAATCACCTAGCGGTATACCTGATTTTAATCTAGGAATCAGGTTAAATAAAAATGCCAACGATGATTATTTGTTTTCAATTAATGTTTACGATGACAAAGATAGATTGCTTTATTTTAGAAAAAATAACCAGCTTGTAAGCATATGGACAAAGACCTCTGAAAAAGAACTGGTTGAGTTTAAAAAACTCAATGATGACGGTGAGATAATTAACTATCCAGGTGGTTACACGAGCACGGCAACTGATGGTGCGTGGAAAACACCAAGCAGATTGTTTAGAAATTTAGAAAGAAAAGCGAGCAAGATTGCTTCATTTACAGAATTATCTCCTCATTTCTTAAGCGTTAGGGACAATCAGACTTCTGATTTTTTTGACTACACTAGAGGTGGATGCATTAGAGACTACGGAAGTAATTTACCACTTTTGATTTCACTTATTAATCAAGACGTTATTTCTGTGAGCTCTATACTAGAATTTGCCGAAAGACAATATCAATCCGCGCTATCTAATGCTGAATCATTTATCATAACAGAATTTAGCGGCCTTTTAACTTCTAGTGAAATACCATTAATAACAGAATTTGGCACAAATAGTAATGTAATAAGTCTCATACTTAGAAAGTATGAGCAATATAGATCAAGTGACACGTTACTTAATTCAACATTCTCTGATACATCTTGTAAGCTTAAGGCATGGCCAATTACCTTACCAATGTTTGGTCTAATAAAAGCAGTCGAGCCGCAACTTAACTATTTTGATTTCGATCTAGGCATTAACGCTATTAGACATCATGATGGCCACATATCTCCAATGGTAGTGGATGATGTAAACACAAATATTTTACTTGCTAATACATTATGCTTGCGCTCTGATGGATCTTCTTCACCTGGAACCATTTCACCCTCTGCTCCGTCTACGCCTTTTGCTAGACAGCTTTGGTTTAACCCATCTAGCAAACAACTTAAGTTTTTCAACGTTAGGTATGATACAGGCACCGCACCAACAATTGCAATGCCCGGTGACTATTGGTTTAACCGGGATTCAGGGGTGCTTTATGAGAGGAATGAAAATGCCTGGCTAGCCGTTACTGATCCACAGACATATCTTGATAGATGGGAAATCATTGATTTTGCTAGCATAAGAAACCATTTTATTTTGCGAATAGAGCAACAGCTTTTTAACAGCGTCCCATCTTATTTTAAAGACAATGAGCTTTTATTAGACATAAAAGATGATGCAGAAACATCTGAATTAATGTCCTTTGAATTAGCTAGATTTTCTCAAAAATATAACTATGATACATATGCACCAGATTTTGACCAAACTGACCCATTTACGTGGAATTATGCACAGGCCAACATACCAGGAATAACCCCAAAGGCCAGATGGTATGATGTGTACAAAGAATATTTTACTGTTGCATCAAATAGCTATGATATCATACCCACAAGTCGTCCTAATTTAGAACCATGGAAACTATTAGGTCTTAGCTCAGGGAGTTCCCCATACGAATACAACGGGGCACTAAAGCCATTTATCGAGCACTTCCAAAGATCAGAAGTAGATACAGCTAGACGCTTTTGGAAAAGTGAAATGTGGGATCATATAAAGTCATTACGCCCAAACGTTAAACTTTGTGTTTATACTGCAGATAGCCCTAATCTTTCAGATACACTGCTTCCACCATTTGTGTCTACCCTAGCGTCTGAAGAACAAAAAGAAAACGCCTTGTTAATGTCAGACCAACTTCCCGCTGGAATTTCGTTAGGATATGAATTTGGACAAAATGGTCCTATTGAAGGCGTTTGGAAAAAATCAATAGAATACAACTATAGTTTAGCAATAAGCGCTTTTAAGATAAACCCGCTTATGTTTATAGACAGGTCTTGGGGAATTTCTTACGTATCTGCCAACGATGATTCTCTGCGCGTCGAAAGAAACTTGCTTAGAAGCCCATCTCATGGTGAGCTATTAATTCATGGTGAGAAGCAACATCATATTGAAAAACTGTCAACGTTATATGTATCGAATATTCTGAGTGGCCTATTATTACCTCAGGATGAAAAGATAACTATTAGTTTTACCTCACTTGGAAACAATTTATTTTTTGAACTATATGACAAGTTGAATAATAAAATCAAAGTTGTAATAAACTCAGTAGAAAAGGATTATGCGACGCTTGATGAAAGTTTTAGTGTTCCCTCGCTAGGCATAAGTTCATTTACATTGAAAAGTACTGGTCATATATATGAGAACGGAGAAAAAATTTCTATCGAAAATGTAAATGGGACATTAGTGTATGAACACGTCCCACCAATAAGAAAGTCCTACTTAGGACTAGCCCAATTATTCGCAAACGCTATTAGATATAGTTTTGGTAACTCAGAAATTTCTTTGATTTCTAACCTCTTCAAGAAGTGGAATACTAAAATCTGTCATAGGTTTTCTTCTACAGTTGTTCCGGAATCGCTGATAGTTAGGACT